TTGCTTTCTCTTGGCAGAACTTTTCTGTTTTGTCAACAAGCCATTGAACTTCGGTTTCTGCCGATTTATTTTTTTCAATCTCCGATAGATAATCTTCGCATCTCTGAACTTCATCAGCTGTGAGATTTCTTTTTTCTTTGACGGCAATACTAAGTGCTTCAATCGTTGCCGTGTTATTGTAAGTCTCCGTGAATGATGTAATTTCATTAAATAATGTTCTCTCTACACTATCACTAAAATACTCCGTCTTTAAAAATGGTAAAACTTTCCGTAGAAAATCTTCATTATAAATCAGGTTCTTTAATATCGTCTGTTCCAGTTTCATCAATCACTTCCTGCTCAATGTTTGAGCTCATTATTTCCACAAGTAAATCACCAAGATAGTTTTTAAAATCTGCATCTTTTTCCAACTTTCTTGGTTTATCAACTACTGATTCTATCACATCATAAGCAAAAAGTAAATACATTTGTTCATTTTCTTCTTTGAACTTTACCTTACCATATTTGAATACAGTATCTTTATATTTGCCATCCAAAAGTCGAATATGAACCGCTGTAGAATCATCTTTTGGATAAATGAAACAATAATCTAATCCTTCAATCATCTTTTATACCATCAAATCGTTTTTCTTGAATTGTTTTTTCTTTAATTGCTTTTCTTGGATTGTCGGTATGATGACTATGTTTAATGCCGTTCTTTTGTTCATAGACATCATGTGCAATCGTTTTGTGTCGTCTTTTGGAATGTTTTACTTTTGTTTCACTATCACTCATCATCAGCACCATTCATAGTTTCAACTTCAAAAGCTTCTTCAACATCACTTTGCATAATACTGCCAGCTGCAATTTGATATTTGTCTTTTACATAGTTTTGAAACTTTTTACTTTTCAGAATTGACATCCAAAAGTCAGATGTGTCGGTTTCTTTAATGCGGTATTTTTTGTCTTGAATAACACCATCTTCATCTACTTTTGAGTACCAACCATTAGATGGCTTAACAACAAATCCACCATCGAGTGCAATATCAAGTAACCCACTCCAACGGCTAATACCACCATCAAAAGATACGGAAACGGGAATTTTGGATTTTTCTTTGACATATCGTGATTTCTCTACATTGATAATGAAATTGTAACCAACAACTTCTGTACCTTCTTTTTCTTGTTGGCGGCCGATAATAAAGATGTTGTCAGCAGAATAATATGAACCTGTACCACCACCAACAATGTCTTTTGGGAACATACCAATCTCTTTATATGTATGATTCACTACAATCATTGGAACATCTTTCATAGTGAGATGTGGTGTGACCATACGGAACAAACTCTTAACTTGTTTTGCTCTTGACATATCAGCAACTGATTTACCTTCTAAAGCATCCTCAACTTCTTTCTTTGAAGCCAAATTACCGATTGAATCAATCACAATAATTAACCTATCACCTCTTTCGAGATTGGTTAACTGTTGCATAATATCAAACTTTAATTGTTCAATATCAGTAAGAGGTGTATGTAGAACTCTATCGGTATCAATACCAAAGCTGTCAAAATAAGACTGAGGAGTGCCAAACTCAGAATCGTAAAATAATAACGCCGCATCATCATATTTCTCCAAATAACTTTTTGCCATCAATAAACTAAAGGCAGTTTTAAAATGTTTTGATGGACCGGCCCACATTGTGAGACCTGGTGTTAACCCGCCATCTAAACGACCACTTAGCGCCACATTAATAATAGGCACCGATGTGGGTATCATATCTTTATCAGTAAAGAACTTTGATTTGGAAAGAATTGCTGATTCTTTAATACTACTGTTCTTTTTAATCTTATCAAGTATACTCATATTCATCCTTTAAAATTTACCACCGTCTAATTCTTTTTTCTCCTTAAAAGCAAGTTCTGCTTGCTCATCATATTTACTTATACGATTCGCCTCACGCCTCGGAAAGCCTTTCTTTTTATTTGTAGGCTCTGTTGCCTCTTCAATTGTAACCAAGTTTTCTTTGGGAATTTCCACCGTATTATTCGCCGATTCTTTAACTGTTTGAAGTGTTTTCCTCCCACGCTTAGTAGGTTTAGGTACCGAAACGGGAATTGAAATTTTCTTTCCATATTTCTCTTTATATGTTATGTTTCCTGCTATCAATAATAACACAGCTAGAGGGTCAAATACAAGCATAATCATAAAGATTACCAGTCTTACAGCCTTGTCTAAGGCACCATCACCACTACCAAAAAATATATCTGCCACATATTTGATGGGGCCAACATCTGCCACTAATTTGTTTTCTTCTTTAAGAAGTGGTAACTTTTTCTTATTGATTTCTGCCAAATCTTTTTGTGTTGCTTGAATCTGCCTATCAATAGATGCTGAAGCCGTTTCAGGATTACCGGCACGCTTGAGTAAATATTCTAGTCGTTGTTCGGCAATCTTCTGTTGTGAATTGAGTGTTTTGAGTTCGGCAGTATTTGCACCAGCATCTAATGTAGAATCAATATGTGATTTGGCCAAGAAACCAAAAATACCCATTGAAGTAATAAACATTAAGATGACAACGGCAGCCGTCAAGTATGACTTCAATAAAATATTAGTTTTCTGCCAATTATTATATAGCCATGATGCAGTAATTAATTTGGCAAATTCAAGTGTTGAACCCATAATAACAACTGGCCAAAATGCACCAGAGAATATGAGTGCGAGACCAATAACTGAATAATAAGCAGCAGTACCAGATAATAAGAATGCCGCTAAGAATGTTAATATGATTAGTATCATGAGAAGAAATCCTCTATTGAACTTGTTTTTTCTGTTTTCCAGCCCATACAATCCAGAATAACTTTAATTGGTTCTAAGAATGCCTTATCAAATTGCATATCATAATCAATATACTCTTGCAATTCGAATTCTTTTGGTAAACGAGATGGATACGAAATGACTGTATCTTTAAATGGATTAGGCATCTTTAGGTAAGTAAACTTAACCTTTTCACCTTCTTGAATGAGTTGATATTTCTTGGTTAGATTTTTTTGTTTTAGATTGTGATTATAAAGAATGGCACCTTTAACATGAATTGGTGTTCCTTTTTTATACAATGTTAATGCATCAGAATAGGTATTTAGTCCGTTGAGCCCACGAGGAAAAGAAATTTCTTCAACAGGTAATGTTTTGAATTCTTTTCTGAAATCATCAATAAATTTATGTATGTCATCTTGTGTGCCAGAAACCATTAGACGAATAATCTGTTTCATCTTCTCACGAATGGCAGATGGTGTAGATGATTTAACCATTTCAAGACCCATCACTTTAAGGTCAGGTTCTTTGTATGCCACACCTTCGTTATTATACACATTCAGAATGTATCGTTTCTTGGCAGTCCAGATGCCTTTGTTAGATAGACCTTCTCGTTTCATCTCCATCTTTTGTTGATAGGCATGAACATAATCGGCAAGTTCTTTGTATGACTTATCAATAAACGGCTGAATCTTTTCTTCACAGATTTTATCCATAAAGTCAATCGTCTTTTGTGTTTCTTTATCTTTATAGAATTTGTTAATAAGAGGACCAAGTTTCAAATAGATTGAATCGGTATCAGAAGCGATTACATAATCTTCATTTTCTGTTTCAACAATCTTATTCATGTATTGGTTAAGTTTGTTTTCAATCCAACGAATACTTAATTGACCAGCAGTAGTAACACCAAGTGCCATTCGTAAATCATAAAAGCGAAAATACTGGCTGCCAAGAGCACCATAAGCAGAATTAAGAGAAACTTTTTTCGCCAACTGAATGTTATTGTATTTGGCAATTCGTTTTTCGATTTCATATTTTTTACTCTCATCTGTTTCATTTTGATATTCTTGTTTTGCTTGCAACATCAACTTCTTAAACTTCTTTCTATCTTCATACATTTCTTCCATCATCTTTGGCAAGAAACCTTGAAAGTCGGTACGAAAGAATTGTCCGTTAGGTGTGAGTGTTGCACCTTCTAACTTTGATGTATCATTTTCTTTTTTCAATAACTTATCAACAGAAACTCCTTGCGAAAGGATTTCACGCATTTCATCAGTATAATTTTCTGGCTCAATCAAAGTTTCTGGACTGATATTATATTGCATCATCAAATGTGGATACAAACTGTTCAAGTCAAACGATGCAACCCAATCATGTAGGCCAACTTGTGGCACTTTGACATAGGCACCTTCAAATGCGGAATCTTTATCTTTGACCACTCGTGGTGGAACAATAATATCTTTTTCACGCAGATAGGAATATGTTAGTGCATCCCACATACGAGTTTGTGCAAACACATCTTCAAAGTTTGATTTGGTGTCGTATGCAAGAGTTACTGCCAATTCAAGCAGTTTCAATTTATCTTCAAGTTTGATAATGAGTTCAACGTCTTTAATGTTATACTCAATAAACTTTTGATAGTTTAACCGATACAGAGCATGAAGATTATCATATTCTTCATATGCAATTTTGCCTTCACCAAGTTCTACTTGTGCAATATTATCCAAACGATATGATTCTTGTGATTTACCACCTGGCGCATACCATTTGTATAGTTCAATATAATCGAGTGAAGATACGCCAACGAGTGTGTAATCAATCAACTGCCGATTATTTACATAAGCCTTACGTTCTGTAATATAATTCCATGGCGATAATTTCTTGGCTTCATCTTCACCAAGAATTTTACGAAAACGATTAACAAGATATGGTACATCAAAAAACTTGGTGTTCCAGCCAGTAACGATGTCTGGATATTTGTCTTTCCAAAACTCTAGGAATTTCTTACACAAATTATATTCATCTTTGCAACGAATATAGATTTCACCTTCTGCAACTTGATACTCACCACAACCAAACACAATTGGTTTGCCATTAGTAAATTTTAGACAGATTGCTGTAATAGGTTCGTTTGCTTCGTATGGATCAGGAAAACCATTCTCTGAACCGACCTCAATATCGATTACAGCGATGGATATTTTTTCATAGTCATAATCAACCATGCCTTGATGTTGGTCAGCAATAAAGGCATATTCAAATCGAGTTTGGCCATAAATCTTAGAAGCACCAGAAACACCATCAAATTGTTTGATGTAATCTCTGGCTGCTTTGATTGATGAAAACTTTTTCTCGTCTAGATAATCACCTTCAAGACTTGTGAAGTTGGTGATTTTTTTAGATGGCAAAAACAAAGATGGAGCATACTCAACCTTTGTCTTTATTTTTTTGCCGTTTTGAATGCCACGATAGAGTATGTTACCACCGATACTCTGAACATTAGTATAAAAATTACTCAATCTTTTTCTTTCGTCCAATGCACAATTTGCCATGTGCCGTCATGATGTTCAACCAAAGCGGTGCAGGATTCTACCCAATCACCGTCATTCATATACAAAATACCATTTAATTCTTTTATTTCTGCATGGTGAATATGACCACATATTACACCATCAAATCCTTTTTTCTTACAATATTCTGAAATGTTCTTTTCAAATCCTAATAAAAAATCAACAGATGATTTTACTTTATATTTTAGATATTTGGAAAGAGACCAATAACCTAGGCCAAATTTTCTCCGAAAAGAATTAAATGCAGAATTCCAATTCAGAACCATATCATACAACTTATCGCCAAGGAAGGCAAGCCATGGTGCAAGTTTAGAAATACCATCAAACAAATCACCGTGAGTTACCAAAAATCGTTTACCATTGGCATCAATATGTTCCGTTTGATTACATATTTCTATTACACCAAAACTTAAACCATATGGAATCATTGGCCTTAAAAACTCATCATGGTTGCCAGCTACATAGATAACTTTGGTATCTCTTTTTGCATGGCCAAGTATTCTTCGTACCACATTTGAATGACTTTGTTTCCAACGCCATTTGTTTTGTTGTATTTTCCAAGCATCAATAATATCACCTATAAGATATAATGTGTCACAGGTATTATGCTTTAAAAAATTATTAAGTTTTTCTGCTTGACAATCTCTGGTGCCAAGATGAACATCGCTGATAAAAATACTACGATAGGTTTTCATCGTGTGAAATAATCCATTTTAGAGCGTCTGATAGCTCTGTATAGAGAGGTGACTTTGGTGTATTATTTAGGGTGAACCATTGATAATTTAGTGTTTCTTTAATATCCCAAGAGTTATTCTCTTTACTCCACCTTGCGGTGCGAATTATGGATTTTTCTAGTACCATTAACCTGTAATTAGTGTTTTGGTTGGAGGTACCACAAGACCTGAACCAAAAATTGAATTATAATTATTAATAAAGTCTTGTGCCGGAACATAGGAGTATACTACATTCTTTTTGTTCAAGGCAACCGTGGCACCAGTCTTTTGTTCGGCATGAATGGGAAATGGTGCAAATCCAACATTGGGCTGGCCATCTTTACCACGCACAATGGCAATACCAACAGGATTTTCTACCACAAATTCTGTTTCGGATTCAGACTCGATTTCACCTAGAACCTCTTCTCCGGTAACGAGTTTCATAGCCAATATCTTCATATTATACCTTTTCTTTGATAGTTTGTTATAAATAAGTATGTAGTTGAAGTGAAATTATATCTGATTTATCTCTCCATGTCAACTTGACATTCGGTATTCTTTATTATCCCCCTTTAAAAAATCTAGCAGAGGATGGTAGAGGACAACCTTTATCAAAAATAAATGTTTAAAAGTAAAGTAATTCCAATTATAACAGCAATGTTGTTTGTTGGCAATGTATTTGCAGACCCTATCGTAACAGATTCCACAACCAGAAGTTATACAGAATCCACATCCAATAGTACCACAACAGTTAAATCTCCACCACCAACCGCTGTGGCACCAAACATTACATCCATTAATAACGACCTTTGTGCTGTAGGTGTTTCTGGTGCAGCGCAGACTCAAATTTTAGGTATTGCAATTGGTTCTACTTTTGTAGATAAAAATTGTGAACGATTAAAGCTTTCCAAAACTCTCCATGATATGGGCATGAAAGTTGCTGCTGTTGCTACTCTTTGCCAAGATGAACGAGTATTTACTGCTATGATGAATGCTGGTACTCCATGTCCGGTTGATGGTAAAATTGGTAACGAAGCCAAAGCAATTTGGGAAGCAGATCCAGAAC